GCCGTACACGCCAGCAGTAACAGCCGTATTTGCTAGGCTAACAGTACCGCTAGTGGTAATCGGCCCTCCGGTTAAGCCAGTGCCGGTATTTACTTGGGTAACTGTGCCAGAGCCGTTACCGCCACCACCCCCCAGAGTTACTACCGTCTTTAACATTTCAGTCCTCTACAGGATTATTTAACTACGGAGATGGCCTATAAACCATCTCCGGGGGTCACGTAAATCACAGATGATCCACCCGCAGTAATGCCAGTAAAGTAAGCATTAGGCACAAAACTTAGAATCTCGTCCGTACCAGCCAGCAGTGGCAAAGATGTAGTTACATTGCCAGCATTAGAAGCAGCAGTAGCCGCATCTGTACCGTAACCTAGAAACACAATATTAGTTCCAGCATTGATAACACGATACTGATTGCCACCTAACGTAGTAGATGCAGCCTGTACCGCAGCCGGAGCAACCGTATCTGCCGTAAATGTTACAGTGTTGCCAAGTTTTGTAAATGCTTGAATACCCATCAGACCACCTCTTGCCAGCTTTGTGAGTCTTCATTCCATGAGTACATCTTTCCATCTGTAGGCATAGCTACAGGTGGTTGCCAGTTTGCATTATCGTCTAGCGCCCATGAGGGATAAGGCTGTGGTGGCACAAACGCATCTATGTCTGAACGATAGGTATAACCTATGCCAGCGTAGTTCTTGCGAAACGGTGTGCCGCCTCCTGTATGCACACCGCCAATGGTGTTGTAGCTGGTGCGTTTGCAAACTTGTCCACGGAAATCACCGTACCATTGTTCCCAATCAATGCCGTCCTCTCCCTCGTCTTTTCCGGGAATGACCTCTGTGACTACATTGTTTGCGTCTAAAAATGCGTAATGAGCCATGTCTATCACCATGTAATGTTTCCGGTTCCAGCAGTAAATTTGTAAGTTTTAAATCCGCCACTGGTTGTCTTTGTATAAGTCAATCCTGCTGCAATAGTTGTTATGTCGGCTTGAGAATCAGCATAACGAAGAATAACTACACCTGACCCGCCATTACCCGGATTACCTCCAGAGAAAGGAGCGCCACCGCCACCGCCGCCTGTATTCGCTGTTGCTGAACCAGCATCTCCAGTTGCAGCACCATTGCCACCTCCATCTGAGCCAGTACCCGCAGTTCCTAAATAACTACCACCGCCACCACCTCCAGCATAATAAGTTCCGCTACCAGAAGGCCATTCAGCGCCAGCGCCACCACTTCCAGAAACGTCAGTTGAGGCATTTCCATTGCCGCCAACAGCACCTTTACCGCCACCACCACCAGCTTCTACACTACCGCTTCTATTTGGTGAGTCTCCACCGTTGTTACCTTCACCGCTAGTTCCTGCACCTCCGGTTTTTCCTAAATCCGATACACCAACAGCAGCGCCGCCACCAGAACCACCAGACCTTCCGGGAGAACCTGTAGAACTGTTATAAAAACCACCCCCACCGCCGCCAGTAGACGTAATAGTTGACGTTCCAACCCATTGAGACTGACTGCCATCCCCTCCAGCAGCACCTAGAGTTCCAGTACCGCCGCCGCCAACAGTTATGGTGTATGTTGACCCTCTGGTAAGAGTTTGAGTGCCAGATTTCATACCACCAGCACCACCACCGCCGCCAATTTGACCGCCACCAGCGCCGCCCCCGGCAACGACGAGATAATCTGTTGATGTTGTAGTGGACGCAGTTATTCCATACCCCATCAAAATTGCTTGAAGTATGCCTGTCATGACAAACCTGCCCCGGAAATTAACCAAGAAGTGCTAGTTACTTTCACACAAGTAGCAACACCGTTTGCCGTCAAAGTTCTTGTTCCTGTAGTGGCTGAATTAGCCAACGTCATTGTGTCGGTAGTAATAGCAATACTTACATTGTTCGCAGAAGAATTAACAATGGTAATTGCAGTTCCCGTGGTAAATGCTACGTTTGAGTTAGCAGGAATTGTGTATGTTGCAGCAGCCTGACCAACAGGATGGTAAATCTGCTTTCCAGCGTCGCCTAAAACAATGTTGTAGTTTCCGTTCTGAATATTTTGAGGTAGCCCCATATATCCAGTGACGTTTACACTATCAACAACTGCATTAGCAACTGTTACATTGGATACCGTTAAGTTACCAACAGAAGTAACCGTACTTCCTAAAGTTAATGCAGTGTTGCCAAGCGTTACGCTGCTGTTGGCAAGATAATTGTTGGGGAACGTTGAAGAAACACTACTAATCGTTACGTTAGTAAGCGTTAATCCATTTAACGTAGTCCCCGTTGACCCAAGACTAACCGCCGTAGTTCCTAAAGTAACAGAGCTATTCGCCAAATAGTTATTTGGGAAAGTGCTTGCCACACTAGAAATAGTTACGTTGGCAAGCGTCATGTTGTTAAGCGTGGTAACGGTATTACCAAGCTGAACAGCCGTATTGCCAATCGTAATTGGAGTAGCAAAGTTGTTATCCAAATCCGATAAGGGGATTGTGGTAGTTGCATTCGCAAAAGTATTTGGCACTGGCATGTTAGAACCTCGTTCTCAGTTCGTGTTCAAATTGGAAACCGTTAATAACAATAGGTGTTGATGTACTGCTAACGGTAATACCTATATATTTACCCCACATTTCAGCGTCAGACTTGTACAAGTAATAACCAGCGCCAGCAGATGTTGCTCCTAGCCAGCCGATAATTGTGCCTGTAATGTTAGTCCAATCTATTTCAGTTCCTACATTATTAGTCCAAGCAATTGTGTTCTCAAACGTAATAACTGGAGACTGCGCTGATTCTGAATCTACATAGGCATTCATGGTCGTAGGCTTAGAGCCTAGAGTCGCCTCAATACCTATCTTTAATGCTTGCTTGTCACGGATAGGATCGCCCATAGCGTCCAGAGCCGTTTCTAGTTCAATGCTTACAGGTACATCTGAATCGCCGTATAACTCTACAAAGTTGCTGCCAGAAGTACCAAATATCTTAACTTTTCCACCAGTTGAGATGGATGACACTAGCTTGATGTTGTTCTGGTTAGAGAAAAACCACTTTTTCTCAAAGAAAACAGCCTGAATATAGCGGTACGTCCCACTGTCGTTGTACCGAATATTAAATGCTGCACATAGTATGTTATTTAACAACACCTGACCAGCGGTAACGGTAGCTGTCGTAAAGTCAATATTAGGGAAAATCCCATCCAACGGGTCAGAAATCTTTGATGTTGTCGAACCAACAAGTGCATACACACCGTACTCGTTCATAAACAGCACAGAACGGAAATACGGAAAGATTGCATATTGCAAACGTGATCCTACCGACGCACTAATGTTGGTATTTGTAAATAATGTAATACCAGCGTCCGTTACCCGAACGTCAGAGAACACGTTGATGCTGTCTTCCCCAAAAATATAGAGGAAGTTGTTAGCTGAAAGCAACTGTGTGATATTGCTTCGCAGGGTTGCGTCTGTAATCGTAAATACGCCAGAAGACAGGCTTACAAAGTCTGAGTAGGAGCCTGCCGCCGAGTAGCTTACAGAGCGCCCCTGTGCCACCCAAGTGCGTCCTGAGAACGTCTGGATGCCAGTAACCGGATTGCTGTTGATAATGGCTTTAGCGGCTGCGTTAGAGCCTCCACCGCCACTGATAGTCACGGTAATGTTGGCTGCATTCGTATATCCGCTACCCGGATTGGTCATAATCACTTGGATTACCTGACCACCAGCCAAAATTGCCGTACCAGCCGCATTGCTACCACCACCACCACTAATCGTTACCGTCGTATTTGACGCATTTGTATAGCCTGTGCCGCCATTTGTTACCAAAACGGTCACTGTTCCGGTCTTAAACGTCGTAATACCAGCAATAGCAGCAGCATTTGATCCACCACCGCCAGAAATAGTCACTGTAGGCGCAGCCGTGTATCCAGAACCCGCCTCAGTAATGGCAATTCCTGTTACTACGTTGGCAGTCAGAATGGCTTCAGCCTGTGCCTGTATGCCGCCTGTTTCGTTAGGCGCAGAAATGACTACAGAAGGCGTAGTCGTGTAGCCAGTACCGCCATTAGTAATGCCTATGAATCCAACAGAACCAATAGATACAAGATTAGTTCCATCCCAACTGTAAATTCCATTGTTAGGATCGCCAATCAGCACACGCTCGTCTTTGTACTGCGTTATGTTGACCTTTGAATTGGAAAAAGTGCCAGCAACAGCTACGTTTCCCTTTGTATTTGCCTCAACATCAACAAACTCGCAGCGCCCATCTTCCTGAAAAACAAGCTGATAGTCCTTGTTGTTAATGTTTGCAGAGATTATTGACGTTGCAACATTGGCAAACGTCACTGCAATGTTCTTTTCCCCCGGTAAAGTCTTGATGTTTGCGTAGCCTATGGGCATAGCATTCTCAAGCCATGAGAATTCACCGTCTTCTAGGGATGTGCGGTTAGCTTTCGTGTTTACGCCACGAAATTGCTTAATAACTTTGTACGACTTTTTCTGTTCAGCCGCCGCCATGATTAGAACGGAGTGCTGTAAGCGTTAGGAATGCGCCGTGTCATGGTCGTAGCCAGCACACTGCGAACTTCTTGGATATATTGTTGTTTGTATATCTCTGATTCTCCGTAGCTTTGTTCCTTAAACTTGGCTTTATGGGCAGCAAAATAGGCCACAGGCGTGGTGTACGGCTCTATCAAGACATCCACTTCAGAGCTAGTTACCAAGTCTTCAGGTAAAACAACGGTATCCATCTCAATGGTATAGACCTGATCTGGAACCGGAGAGATAAAAGCAGTCTGCTGACCGTAAACGGAGAAAGCCACTGGCCTACCAATGTAGTTTTGCCAATAGCGCAACTGTGCGTTGAACTGAGTCCACGGCAAATATTGCAGAGGAACCCGGCTATTTCCCCAATACAAGTTGATATTCAAAATATCAACCGTATTTATTCCATCAGGAAAGGCAGCGTAAGGCAGT